GATCTATCAACTGGGGATCGTTCCGTAATCCAGAGGATATGCGTAGAGCCTGTAGGATTCTACAGCGTAGCCTGTGTAACATTCTTGACTATCAAGATTTCTTGTCGATACAGAGCAAGTTGTCCAACGACGAGATTCAACCTTTAGGTATTGGCGTCACTAATCTTGCCTACTGGCATGCCAAGCGCAGCCTCAAGTACGGTGAGAAGGATGCACTTCAAGAAGTCAAAACCTGGATGGAGCATCAGGCATACTATCTAACAGAAGCTACCGTGGAGTTGGCCAAGGAGCGTGGGCCATGTACAGAAAGTCATAAGACTAGATATGGACAGGGAGTGTTTCCTTGGGAACTTCGTGCCAAAGGTGTTAATGAACTTGCAGACTTTGCTCCTGAGCTTGACTGGGAAACCCTACGTGGCAATATGAAACAGTATGGTGTTCGCAACGCCACATTGATGGCGATTGCTCCTGTAGAAAGTTCCAGTGTTGTAATCAACAGTACTAACGGTATTGAAATGCCTATGAGTTTGATCAGCGTTAAAGAATCAAAGGCAGGCTCATTTGTACAAGTTGTACCTGAGTACCACAAGTTGAAGAACAAATATCAACTGATGTGGGAACAAAAAGACTGTGACGGCTATATTAAAACGGCCGCTGTTCTTGCTGCCTATGTTGATCAAAGTATCAGCACCAATACATTCTATAATCCAGCACACTTTGTAGATCGTAAAGTGCCAACCACATTAATTGCTAGAAACTTGATGCAGGCACATGTGTGGGGATTGAAAACATTTTACTACAGTTTGATTAATAAAGCAGGTAGCAAGATGAAGGCAGAGGAAGCTCCCGAAGTACACTACAACGGATTTCATAACGAAAGAGAATTAATCGAAGACGAAGACTGCGAAGCATGTAAATTATGAAAACACTAAGAGAATATATTAATTTAATTGAAGGTAAAATCGACGACAGTTGGTTTAAGGATGGTTCGTTTGAAACATTTAAAAAACCAGCAGAAGAACATTACGAAATTGCCACAGCACCTGGTACCGTAGATACGTTAGAAGGTCCTATGAAATACGAAACAGGACATTACATCATGACCGGACCAAAAGGTGAGAAGTATCCTATTAGTGCTGAGAAGTTTAACCATCTTAAAGATGATCACGGAGATGGCATTGCCACCCCAAAGAAGATTATAAAGGTTGCCAAACTTGCCGACCACGATGGTGTTATTCATACATCCTGGGGAGACCTACAATATACCAAAGGCAACGATTATATTGTACGACACGGCGAAGCAGATTATGGCGCAGTAAAGAAAGATATTTTTAAACAAACATACGATACAACAAATGAGTAAACAACAATACAACCTAACCACAAAAACAGACTATCTAAGTCGCAAGATGTTTCTAGATCCAGCAGGGCCAGTGACCATTCAACGTTTCGAGGAAGTCAAATACAAAAAGATTGCAGACTTTGATAGCACCGCACGTGGCTTCTTTTGGCAACCTGAAGAGATCAGTCTTACCAAAGACGCCAACGATTTTAAAGATGCCAGCGAGGCAGTCAAACATATTTTTACCAGCAATCTATTACGCCAAACAGCACTTGACAGTTTACAAGGTCGAGGTCCAACACAGGTGTTTACTCCAGTATGCTCACTGCCTGAAGTAGAAGCACTCATGTACAACTGGGGATTCTTTGAAACTAATATTCACTCAAAGAGCTACAGTCATATTATTCGCAACATTTATAATGTGCCTAAAGATGTGTTCAACACCATTCACGACACTAAAGAAATTGTAGGAATGGCATCAAGCGTTGGCAACTACTACGACAAGTTGCATGTTATCAACTGTCGCAAAGAACTTGGACAAGACGTCACAGAGAAAGAACACGTTAAAGCCGTTTGGTTGGCTCTACATGCCAGCTATGCCTTGGAAGCATTCCGCTTTATGGTATCATTTGCCACCAGTTTGGCCATGGTGGAGAACAAGATCTTTATTGGTAATGGCAACATCATCAGCCTGATTCTGCAAGACGAATTGCTACACAAAGGATGGACTGCCTATATGATCAATCAGGTAATCAAAGAAGATCCTAGATTTGCTCAAGCCAAACAAGAATGTGAAGCTGAAGTATATGCTTTATACATGGATGTAATCCGTGAAGAGAAAGAATGGGCAGAGTATCTATTTAAGATGGGGCCAGTCATTGGTCTCAATGCAAACATTCTAAAAGACTTTGTAGACTATACCGCAGTTGACGCACTTAAACAAATTGGCATCAAGTATAACAGCCCGGCTCCAAAGACCACTCCTATTCCTTGGTTCAACAAACACACTGATACCAGCAAGAAACAAACTGCCCTACAAGAAAACGAATCAACCAACTATGTGTTAGGAGTCATGGGAGAAAATATTGACTATGACGAATTACCGGCTATATAATACTGTTGAAAGGAAACACAATGAGCAATGTAATTATTTGGAGCAAGTATAATTGCCCCTATTGCGATCAAGCAAAAGCACTACTAACGCAACGCAATGTTCGGTTTGAAGAACGCAAAATTGGAGATGGATATACAAAAGAAGAACTGTTAGAAGCTGTGCCAAATGCTAGAACAGTGCCGCAGATCATCATTAATGGTAATGCAATTGGCGGCTTTGTAGAATTAAGAAAATACATCGATGAAACTGGTTTCAACGATAGTGGATACTAATAGGAAAACGTAAATGTTATTTAATAAACAAAAATTTGCAGTAGGTGATATTATTTCACTTAAATTGATTACTGGAGAAGAAGTCATGGGCAAATTTGTAGAAGATGCTATGGGCTCTATCACTCTAGATCGTCCTTTAATGTTGGCCATGACACAAAAAGGACCTGCAATGTCTCCAGTACTAATGACTGTGCATCCAGATGCCAAATTGACATTTAATTCAAGTGCAATCATCACTATGGCAGAAACAGATCCAGAAATTAGCAAGCAGTATGTGTTCCAAACCACAGGCATTCAGCCAGTAAGTGCTGGAAGCATTATTAAGGGATAATATATGCCTTTGCAACAACGCATATTATCTGAAAGCATTGTTGGGGAAGACTCGTCAAATTCCCTCAATGTTGTTTATCATGAAACATCTGGCAATCTTGCTATTGACTATTCTAAATATTATGAACGAATAGCAGATGCATCAGAGGCAATTTCAGCTAATATTGCTAAAATAGAGGCCCACCAGCAAGAATTACTAAATCTTGCTAAAGGAAACGGTATTCATATAATAAGTCCTTTAGAGTTTATCAGTTTTATATCCACTTATAAATATTTGATTGAAGGTGGAGAACTTTCAAAAGACGATCCAACGATGACGGCAAAAGAATTAGACAAAGTTCATAAACGTATTCTTGGGTATCTAGGTAAGATAAACAATTTGCCAAAAACATTTTAAGGAATACATATGCCAGGAGTAAGTAGAGTAGGAGTCGATGCAGCAGGATCAACTATAGTTGGTAATCTTGCGCCAACAGTATTAGTTAATGGTAGTCCAATTGCCGTTCAAGGTGCAGCAGTAGCTGGTCACGGTCGAGGACCACACGGTGGCCCAGTTATGGTTGGCTCTCTTGGCAGCGTTAAGGCCAACGGCATTCCTATATGTAGAGCAGGAGATTCTGCAAGTTGTGGACATACAGCATCTGGCAGTGGAAATGTAAATGCAGGATAGTATAAAAAAATTCCTATGGAAGATATTAGGCTTCCTTAGTTTAGGGATGGCCTATGTTGGAGTTATAACTCCGGGCTTGCCCTATAGTATCTTTGTGGTCTTTGCTGCCTATTGTTTTAGCAAAGGTAGTGAACGTATGCATCGTTGGATCTACAGTCATCCACTGTTTGGCCCGTTCCTAACCAACTGGGGCGAAAAACGTGTGTTTCCAACCAAAATGAAATTCTTCATGTTGGCCATGATGTCAACCAGTTTGATCATTATGGGGTTCACCGGAGTCAAACCCATAGGCATTATCAGTACTGCCTGCTTTATGGCACTGGTTGCTGTATGGGCTTGGCGCTGGCCCGGATCAGTGGAAGCCTATGAAAGACGCATTGCAGAAGGTAAAAAAGTTGGTTGGTTTAACAACAGTTTTTAATATATGAAAAAAATAACACTCGAACAGCTGGTAGAAATTGCAGCAGAAGTAGAAGCAGGTGATCCTGCAGATTGGGGCAAACTTGCGGTTGGGCAAGAAGAAGCATTTAAAATGATTGGCACAAGTATACTTGACATGTTTGACAAAGAAGTGTATACTGATGATGACAAGCTAATAATGTTGGCAACTATTACTAAACTAACAGTTGAAAATATGTTGCTTAACATAAAGGTTATGAACAAAGATTCATAAATAAACGCACACACACGGTAAATTTACAAACAAGGAAAATAGTAAAATGGTAACAGGAAAAGTAAAATGGTTTAACGACGCCAAGGGTTTTGGTTTTATTACACCGGACAATGGCGGCAATGATCTATTTGCACATTTTTC